AGACTGGCTTTACGATGACCCTATCGAGCTGGCAAAAGCCATTCGCAAAGGTCCAGATATGCCGCCAGTGCAGCCGGTAGCGGACAGCGAGCCGGTGGCGTGGACTTGGCAACATCTCAAGCAATGGCACGTCACTAATGACGAGGAACGCGCAAGGGATTTGGCGTGGGATGGCGTCAAGGTTGAGCCGCTCTATCGCCGCGCCGCCATGTTACAGGCTGGTACCCTCACCAATGAGGGTACCAAACAAGCATGGACTGGCATCCCTGATATCGATAACGCCATCAACATGCTCGACCGCATCGATACACTGGAAAGTTGCGATGATGACCGTATTGAGGCTGTTAAGACCGTTTTGCGCGGACTGGCTGGCAACTCTCCGGTGATTCCGGATGGGTCGGCGTCCATGCTTCGTCGCTGGCTGGCATTTGGCCGCGGTATGCAAAATGCAGGTAGCCAACTGCCTCACAACCTGATTGCGGAAACTGAGTCCATGCTCGCAGCCGCCCCGCAGGAGGCTATTAACGCATTGATTCCGTTAGTATCGCGGAATGAGCAGGAGGTGAAGTGATGGATTTATGGACTAAAGATGAGTTTGAGGAAAGGCTGATAGCGTCATTGCTTATGATTACCTCGGGTACTTATTGCGGAATCTCTGGCAGGAAAGGCTCGTCAAAAGAAAATTCAAATGGCATGGAGTCATTCAAGAAGGCAATTTCCAACAGGGTTTATATCCCTTACGATGAAGGGGAGTTCATCTTAAATGGCGTAAGCTTAGCTAAGCCAGCGAAACGGTTCTCATCTACTATTTCATATGTTCCCGGGTGTGATGCGCTTGGTTTAACATCGGTTGAGTTTGTAAATCAGCTGCCAAAAAATATTATTCGCACGGGTGGTGGTGAAGCGCTAAAAACTACACTCAATATCCTTCAGGATGGTGAGGTAAGGAATGAGATTTTTTATCTAACCCTCACAAAAGATGGCGTGCTTCATAACTGCCTTACCAGAATGAAGAATGGTTACATTTTTCGCCCAACTGACAAGCGCGGTGATATTGATTGGGATTTTCATGACGACGAGATGGTAGACGGAAACCATCCCGTCAATCGTCAAACGCTTATTACAGCCATGCACCTACAGTCGATGGACGAGATTTTTGAAGACTGGTGCGTCATTGCTAAAACCGAAGGGAAAGAAATCGGTTTTGGCATTACCAAGGAGCATATTAAATCCCTATTTTACGCGATGAGTACGCCACTCACGGCGACGGGAAGGCACTCACCCATATTGCACTGGGTTTCCTCGCACAGGCGCAGGATGCGCAGCGGAACCGATTTGGATGTAAAAAAGCATTTGCGTGGTGCCACAGCATTTACTTGGGAAGGAATTAGATTTGAGATTATTGAGCCGGTAAAGCGCAGCCAGCAGTAACATCCAGGCCTCTACGGAGGCCTTTTTCTTTGATTATTCAAACTTAAGCAGCCATGATGACCTCGTCAGCCAGAACACCTGCGCGAGTATTTCATGGAGCGCGTCCGCTACTACCGCGAGCAGAGCATCCAGCTACCCAAGGCATCCGATCCGCGCTATCTGGAAATAGCAGAGCAGAACACCAAGAAATAGCGATTTTCTCGCCTATGCTCATTTTGCTTTTATCCCCGGGAAGGGCGATAATTACCTCGTCAGCCTGAGCAACTGACGACTTACTTCCGGCGCCAAGTGGGGACACATGGCGCACAAAACCTTACAGCAATCCCTGTCACCGATGGCGAAAGCCACCGGCGATTTTCTGCATTCAGTGTTTGGCCTCTGCGGAGGTGAAGCGTGAAGCAACAATTCTGCCTTATCAACGACAACGTTAAGCGTAACGTCGTCAACTTCATCCAGTCCCTGCCCGTCGACCACCGATCGCCGCTGATTATCGAGGCGCGCGAAGAGAGCCGCACCGACAAACAGAATCGCCTTATGTGGCCACTTTTGAAAGACCTGAGCGATCAGGTGATCTGGCACGGTGAAAAGCTGGAGCCAGCGGAGTGGAAAGACCTCATCACCGTACTGGTCAGCCAGATGCAAAACCCGGAGCGTAAGCAGAAATCCGCCCCGGGCATCAATGGCGGCCGCGTCTACTTCGGCGTCCGAACCTCTCAATCCAGCAAGCGCTACATGGTCGAGGTGATCGAGGCGATTTACTGGTTCGGCACAGAGCACAATGTGAAGTTCAGCGAGAAGTCCAGCAGTCGGATTGCATGGGCCCAGGAATGGAGGGCTTCGCATGCACAGTCTGCTCGCTAAGGTCATGGATCGCGGCATCTTCCGCGTGCCGGCGCGCCGCAAGCGCAAGGTTGAAGTTAAGCCTTCCGATATCCCGACCCTGAAAGACTATACCGCCCGCCTGGTCGATAAGAAGTGGCTACGCCTGAGAGCAAGGAGGCCACATGCTTAAACGTGCTCAGCGCCGGTGCAAAATCTGTCGGGCAAAATTCACCCCAGCATTCGAAAACCATCGTTGGTGCTGCCCTGAGCATGGCGCTCAATTTGCCATGCAGGAACTGGAGAAGAAGCGCGAAAAGCAGGCACAGGCGAAAGAGAAGAAAGAGCGCGCAGCCTGGCGCAAACGCAAAGCAGCGGTGAAACCTCTCCGTCACTGGGAAGACATGACCCAACGTGTCGTTAACGACTATATCCGCGAGCGTGACCACGATCTGCCGTGCATCAGTTGCGGCACGTTCGAAACGGTTCAGTGGGAGGCCGGGCATTACCGATCCCGCGGCAAAGCATCACACCTGCGCTACAACGAGGACAACATTCACAAGCAGTGCCATCACTGCAACGTGCAGATGTCAGGTAACCAGCAGCAGTACCGCATCGCTCTGGTAGAGAAAATCGGCGCTGAGCGCGTCGAGGCGCTCGAAAACAACAACACCCCTCACCGATACACCATCGAAGAACTGGAAGGCATCAGACGCCATTACAGCGCACTACGCCGTGCGCTCATAAAACAACGGGAGGCTGCATGAAGATCACCTATAGCGACGAAGGGGTATATTCCCGTATCTGGCTGACTGGCCCGTTTTGGCAACTGGCTATGGCCAGACGCATTGCGGATGCAGGACTTTACGCTTCCCCGGTCAATACCTGGGAGTCTCGCGGGCTCACCTTCCAGATCACCTTATACGGAAAGAGCGCGTATGTGCTCAGGGCATACAAGGCGATGGCCAAGGCTATGGCGAGGACTGGCAAATGAGCCGAGACGTTATCGAACTCATCCGCGACCGCTGGCAAAAGCTCCGCCTCTGCCGGCACCGCGGCACCGTGCTGGTTGACTACCGCATACTGAGAAATTTCGTTCGCATCTATCAGACCCTGGGAGAGACAGCATGAAACTGGAATTAACCAACGAACAGCACCAGTGGATAGATCAGTGGCTCCAGCTTTGGGGCGCGTGGTGCCAGACAGGAAAGATAGACAAGGCGATGATAAATATGATTGCCAAGTTCATGGCCACGGTTGAACCGCAAGCACCATCAAGGCCTGTATGCAGCGATGATGATGGGTTGCTGATTGATGCCGTAATCCGACATTACCTGAAAAACGTAGATGAGAACGCATGGAAGGTGATTTTTGCCTATTACGTCTGTAACTCAAGCGAGATAAGGATCGCTTCATGGCAGCATGCTGTGAGCAAACCTCGCCTGATGAAGACCCGTGCCGGAAACCAGTATAAGCACCCGAGCATTTCAACCATCCGCCGGGAAGTTAAGCAGGTTATCAACGCGGCACTCTTTTGCCTGTACCAGCCGCTGCAAAATGCGTTTAACGATCGCGAAAGCGTGAGGAAAATTGCAAAAAATAGTCATAACGTGCTTGCATTTCAATGAACAAATGAGCAATATATTTAGTGTAGGTTGCCGTATTTGCGTTTGACCTATCAGAACACCGAGCCTCGCCATCGTGCGGGGATTTTTTATGCCTGCAATCCGGCCAGGGCTCTTGGGTAGAGACGTGCTGCACGACACGTTGAAACCCGCCGCGCAAGAGTCCTGAACCAGATTGCAGCTCACAACAGGCAAGAGCATTGAGATTGATCGTCGTTCCTGGGCCCAAGGTCTGCTCGAAGTCAGTGCTCTTTCCGTTGTGGTGATTGCGTAGGCTGATGCGTTAGAGACGGCACCCCTTGATGAGGACAGCGCTATCTCTGGAGAATAGTCTTGGGTACGTGTAATGCCAGAGAAAGCCGGAGATCAGCACCGGCCACCACTCACGAAACCGAGCTGCAGCCCTAACTGGCTATCCTGAATCACCAGTGATAGTTATGCTGCAGCCTTCTAAATCCCTCTACCTTGGGACCATTACGGCTACCGCGCCGTCACTTTTTACCCTTGGTATTTCTTCCCGCCTTGAGCGGGTTTTTTTATTTTCAGGGTCCGGGAATCACCCTCGACGCTTTGTTGGTAAATCAGCCCGACGGCCCTGAACCTTTTACTGACTACAGATAGCACCCCGAACATTATCGGAGGTGAGAGATGCAACGTATGAACCCAACCGATGGTCACAATCTGCCTTACTGGTGGTCAGCCTTGCTTGGTATCTTTTCCGTCCTGAGTCTGCAGGATTATGTCTTCATCATTGGCGCCCTGATCTCTGCCTTCTTCACAATCAAGACGTATTACGCAAAGCGCAAGGAAGAGCGAGAGCGACTGGATGAAGAGAAAAAGCGCACGCAGCTGTTGGCCAGTTATCTGGCTGATGTCTCCGCAAAGCCTGGGGGTGACCGCCCGGCTTCAGCCGAAGTGGTAACCGAGGCCTTAAAGCGGATCGCAAGTGATACACAGGGGTGAGCATGACGCCATCAATGAGGAATAAACTGATTGGCGTGATCGCCGGCGGCGGTGGCGCCATAGCCATTGCCTCTGCGCTCATCACTGGCCCAACCGGTAACGATGGTCTTGAAGGTGTGCGCTATGACCCCTATCAGGATGTGGTAGGCGTCTGGACTGTTTGCTATGGCCATACTGGCAAAGACATCATGCTCGGCAAGAAGTACACCGAGGCTGAATGCCGTGCTCTGCTCAGCAAAGACCTGAACACCGTTGCTCGCCAGATTAACCCTTACATCCAGAAGCCGATCCCCGAGACAATGCGCGGGGCTCTGTACTCGTTCGCCTATAACGTCGGCGCTGGCAATTTCCAGACCTCCACGCTGCTGCGCAAAATCAACCAGGGCGACCAGAAAGGTGCGTGTGATCAGCTGCTCCGCTGGACCTATGCCAATGGCAAGCAGTGGAAAGGCCTGGTAACTCGCCGCGAGATTGAGCGTGAAGTTTGTTTGTGGGGGCAGAAATGAGCCGATTAACCGCCATTATCAGCGCCATTGTGATCTGCCTGGTTGTTTGCCTTGGGTGGCTGGTAATGCATTACCACAACGCTGCTTCTGAGCAGAAAACCCGAGCCGATGGCGCCGAGCAGCAGGTAAACGCAGCGCAGGCGATCACATCCAACGTTCTGACCACCATGACCATCTTCAACACCATCTCCGAGGCCAATCAGCATGCAAAAGAGCAGATCGCACTGGACGCATCGGGAGCCTCGGCTGATATCCGGTTTGCTGTTGCGAATGATGATTGCACTAATCGCCCTGTGCCTGCTGGCGCAGTTAAGCGGCTGCAACAATTCGCGAACGGTCTACGTCAAAGTGCCGGTGGTCCCGTTACCGGCCAGCCTGACGGCTGACACCCCGCAACCGGAAATCCCTGACAACCTGACGTGGGGCCAGAGCCTGGATTTAAACGTCAGTCTGCTATCAGCGCTGGGGCAGTGCAACCGGGATAAGGCTGATATCAGACAGGCGGAAACAAAGCGTCAGTAGGGCATTACAGAGCCACTTCCAGAGGTGGCTCGATAATGTCACAACGAGGTAAGGATTATGGCAAAACCGGACTGGGGAGCACTGCAACACCAGTTCCTCGCCGAGCATGCCAAAACAGGAATATCCACGAAAGACTGGTGCGCAGCGCAGGGACTGAATTACTCATCTGCGAAACGCTATATCAAAGTAACGACTTACGGTGCGAATTCGCAAAAAAAAAGTGCGAAAAAATCTGCGAATTCGCAGAAGGAGAAAGGCGGGGCCAGTAAAAACGGGAAGGTGAAAAAAAACCAGCCCGACACAGGCACCCGCTCAAAATCTCCAGAAACGAAACCGATACGCGGATCACGCACCGCGCCGCCGACGAACGCTTTTCAGCATGGCAACCAGAACGCATTAAAGCACGGTGGCTACGGCCGCCGGATGCTGCTCTCTGACGCTATCACCGAAGATGCCCAAATGCTCACGCTCGACGATGAGCTTTTCTGGCTGCGTGCGGCGAGCCTGACAGCCGCGGAGAATATCGGGCGCTGGCAGACAGAGCTGGAGACAGCCGGCAGCGAGCAGGCCAAAGATCTGCACGACCTTATCTCTCAGGCGCAGAAGGCTATGCATCGCAACACTGCGCGCATTGAGTCGCTGGAGTACACCAAAGCGGCGATTATCAAGCAGCGCGTTGATGCCGCTTACCGCGAAGCCGCGACCGAAAAGGTTGAGCTCGAAATCGATGTGCTGAAAGACGGCGACAAGGATAACGCGATCGTCGTGCATAACTCGCTGCCAATCCCGGGAAGATAAATCATGGCCGACATTTACCTACCCACGCTACACAACGGGCAGTTAACGGTCTGGTCTGACTCCTGGGATCACCAGCTGAATGCAGTTCGCTGTGGTCGACGCTGGGGGAAAACCTTCATGCTGTCGAGCGCTGCGGTGACCTACGCAACGTCGCAGTTCCGGCGGCCGGGTATGGACATCGAGCTGGGCGGACGGGTCGGCATCTTCACTGCCGAGTATCGCCAGTACCAGGAGATCTACGACAAGCTGGAAGAAATCCTGCTGCCGCTGAAAAAGAGCTTCAGCCGGCAGGAGAAGCGCCTGCTGCTGAAGAACGGCGGGAAGATTGACTTCTGGGTCACCAACGACAATAAACTGGCCGGTCGTGGTCGTGAGTACGAAATTATCCTGATCGATGAGGCGGCGTTTACCAAGTCGCCTGAAATGCTGAAGGAGATTTGGCCGAAGTCGATTAAGCCGACGCTGCTGACGACAAAGGGCCGGGCCTACGTATTCTCAACGCCTGACGGTGTGGACGAAGAAAACTTCTTCTATGCCATCTGCCATAACAAAGACCTCGGCTTCCATGAGCATCATGCTCCGACGTCATCAAACCCCTTCGTTCCGCCCGAGGAGCTGGAGAAAGAGCGACAGAACAACGATCCTCGCGTTTTCCGGCAGGAGTTCCTGGCCGAGTTCGTCGACTGGTCCGCTGCGTCGCTGTTTGACGTCCGCAAATGGTTCGAGGGTGAAAACCAGGATCAGCCAGTCGATTACCCTGAGATGTGCCAGGCCGTTTTCGCTGTCATGGATACCGCCGTTAAGGGCGGTACTGAGCACGATGGCACGGCGGTGGTTTACTACGCCGTCGACACCCGACCCGGCATTCAGCGACTAACCATTCTCGACTGGGATGTGGTGCAGATCGACGGTGCTCTGCTGGAAGAGTGGATTCCGTCCGTTTTCACCCGGCTGAATGAGCTATCCGGCCAGTGCGTCGCTGTAAACGGCAGCCTCGGAGTTTTCATTGAAGACGCCAGCATGGGCAGCATCCTCCTGCAGAAAGGCGAAAGCCTGGGATGGCCGGTCAACAAAATTGAATCCGCCCTGACCAGCAAAGGGAAGGACGAGCGCGCCATTATGGCCTCTGGGTATCACTACCGCGGGCTGGCTAAAATATCCCGATACGCCTACGAGAAGACGGCCGTCTTTAAAGGCGAAACAGCAAACCATCTGCATAAGCAGGTATCACGATTCCACCTTGCCGATAAGAACGCGCACAAGCGCGCCGACGATTTGCTGGATGATTACACCTACGGGCTGATCATCGCGTTCGGTAGCGGCGACGCACTCTAGCGAGAAAACCAATGAACGAAGATGATATCGCAATCGGCAGTTGCTCGCCGGAGCTGATCACGCTCCTGGACAGCGATGACATTCAGCCGGGTATGTCGGCTGGTTATCAGACCTGCAAAACGATTTACCTCTTCCACCCGTTGGGCGGGAAAATGGTGGATCGCCCGATCAAGATGGCGATGAACGAATCGCGCACCGTTCACATTTCGCAGGCGTATGGCATTGAGCAGCGTCTCCGCGATGCATTTGAGCGGGAGTGGAAAGCACTTGGCGCCGATAAGCATATCGCTAATGCGGCGCGCATCTCGCGCATTTACGGTGTTTCGGCGATCGCAATGCTGGTTGATAACCAGGAGTCGTCCTCAGCGGTGGACTACCGCACGCTGTATAAGCACAACGTGACATTCAACATTCTCGACCCGCTGAATACCGCTGGGAGTATCGTTCTAAACCAGGACCCTAACGCGCAAGACTTCCAGAGGGTCGACGGGATCAGGGTGGCGGGCAAGCCGTATCACAAATCCCGCTGCGTCGTGCAGCAGAACGAGGACCCGATTTATCTGGCCTATAACTCTGCGGCCTTTGGCTTTACCGGTCGCAGCGTATACCAGCGTGCGCTGTTCCCGCTGAAATCCTTCATCCAGACCATGCGCACTGACGACATGGTTTCCGTGAAGGGTGGCTTGCTGGTAACGAAGATTCAGGGCCCGAGCTCAGTCGTCAACAACATGATGCAGAAGCTCAGCGGCATCAAACGAATGATGCTGAAGCGAGGGAAGACAGGCGAAGTCCTGCAGATCGGCGCAAATGACAGCATCGAATCTATCGATCTTAGCAACCTGGAAAAGCCGCTCGACTCCTCCAGGAATCACATTCTGGAGAACATCGCGGCGGCAGCTGATATGCCGGCTATCATCCTGAACTCGGAAACATTCGCCCAGGGCTTCGGTGAGGGGACGGAAGATGCTCGATCGGTTGCGGTCTACATCGACAATATCCGCGAATGGCTTGAGCCGCTGTATGACTATTTCATCCGCATTTGCCAGTACCGCGCCTGGAGCATTGAGTTCTTCCAGTCGCTGCGTGCTGACTTCCCGGATCTGAAAAACACCTACAGCCTGTACTTCTCATCGTGGATTAACAACTTCGAATATCGCTGGCCGTCATCCCTGAAAGAGCCGGAAAGCGAAAAAGTGAAGGTCGACGAAATCCGCTTTAAGGCGATCGTCAGCATGCTGGAAGTGCTGCTTCCACAGGTCAACACGGATGATGAGAACCGCGCTCTGCTTATCGAGTGGGCGCAGACCAACGCGAACGCTAATGAAAGCCTGTTCCCGCAGCGGCTCGATCTTGATATCGACTCTCTAAAGGCTAATCGACCTGAACAGCCACGGGATGAAGAGCCCGGCGGCGGGATGATGCTATGAAGACTTTCACGCGCACCGTACGCGAGGCGGTGAAGTTTTTTCTGCGCAATGGCTACACCTCGCGGCAGGAGCTGGAGCAATGGCAGGCCATTATCCGGCAGGCGGCCGAAAGCGAAACTGATGACGACTACATGAGCATGGTGTCGGATCGGTTGCGTAAGACCTATGACCTGCAGGTGAGCAAGGCTGGAGCGCTGGAGCGCCACAGGGGGCTTTCACGCTTCACGCTGAACTACATGGAGCCGAAGTTACGCAGCGAGCTGGATCGCCGCATCCTGGCCAGCGCTGACCTGATAAAGCTGAATCGCACCGCGGCGATTAACAAAACCGTTCAGCGTTTCAGTGGTTGGGCAACCAGCATCCCGGTGCAGGATTATGTTGGTGGCGGCCTGTCACCATCGTCGCGAAGCGGGGTTAACTACAACTGCGAACATATCCAGAAGAGCGCCCAGCAGGTCGACTATGAAGCGCGCCGCGTGATGATTGACCAGAGTCATAAGCTGATCGCCAATATTGACAACATCATCGCGACGAGCAACAACGCGATTGCTGCCGAGTGGCATAGCCACTGGCGTCAGGCAGGGTATGACTACCGTGAAGACCACAAGGAACGTGACAAGCTGGTCTATCTCATCCGCGGAAACTGGGCGCAGAAAAATGGTTATGTCAAAGCTGGCCCTGCCGGCTATCTCGACGAAATCACGCAGCCTGGCGAAGAGGTTTTCTGTCGGTGCTACGTCACCTATCTCTACAACCTCCGCAGCATTCCCGAGGACATGCTGACCCAGAAGGGCCGCAAGTTCCTGGAGTCCATGAAAGCAGCATAGGAGCATTAACACGTGGCTATTTTTGGCAGCGGGATAATGTTCCGTCAGGGGAAGTTCGTCTTCCTGATCCAGCGCTCGGATGATGGCACATGGTGTCAGCCGGGCGGGACGATAGAGCCGGGGGAGTTAGCCATAGACGCCGCACGGCGCGAGGTGCTGGAGGAAACAGGCTATCAGTACGATGGCCCGCTGACGCCGCACAGCGTACATGGTGACTACCTGACCTACCGCGCCGACGTGCCGGAGCAGTTCGAAGCGAAGATAAACGACGAATCGCTGGCCGCCGGATGGTTCCATATTGACGATCTGCCAAAGCCACTTCATCAGCCATTCGCTGAAATGCTGGCGCAGCAGGCGCTCAACGAAACCGACGTGGCCGCGCTCATCGCTGACGGAACGCTCAGCAGCCCGCAATATTTTTACAACATGTGGATGTTCGCCATCCGGGTGACCGGAACAGGGGTTACCTGGCGGTCAGCAGATCAGGAAATGACGTTCCGTAACCCGGACGACTATCTCACCCCTGAATTTCTCCAGCGGGTAGCTGGCGTACCACTTATCTGGCTTCACCCCGAAAAAAGAACACTTGATAGCGACGAGTTCTCAAAGCGCGTTATTGGCACCCTGACAAATGCCTGGGTTGCCGATAAGGGCGAAGTGTGGGCCGTTGCGCGTGTGTACGACGCCGAAGCTGCTGAAATTATGGCAACAAGGCAATTAAGCACCTCGCCAACTGTGAAGTTCTCAGAGGTTGCTCAATCAATCATTGTCGACGGTCAGCCTCTACTGGTGGAGCCATCCCCCGAGCTGCTCGACCACGTTGCAATTTGTGAACAGGGCGTGTGGGACAAGCTCCTTGCCCCTACCGGTGTTAAATCTGATTCCATTCCTGAAGAGGCTGAAAAGATGGACGAGGAAAAAATCGTAGCGCTGATTAATAAGGCGATCGATGCGCGTTTGGCTAAGGCCGACGAAGAGAAGGAAGCGAAAGCCAAGGCTGACGCCGAAGAGGCCGCCAAGAAAGAGAAGGCGGACGCAGAAGACAAAGAAGCGGAAGAGGCGAAAGCTAAAGCCGACGCGGAAGAGAAAGCCGCGAAGGAAAAAGCTGATGCTGAAGCCAAAGAAAAGGCAGATGCCGAAGAGGCTGAGAAAATGGCAAAAGAAAAAGCCGACTCTCAACTCCGCCAGGAAATTGCTGAGCTTCGCTCCCGCATTCCTACCGAACTGAGCGACGAAGAGCGCAACGAAGTTGCAGAAGCGCAGGTGAAAGCCGATAGCGTCTTCTCCAGCTTTGGCAAGCGCGCCCCGATCCCGCTGTCCGGTGAAAAACCGATGGCGTATCGCCGCCGCCTGATGATTCAACTGCAGGAGCATTCGCCGGACTACAAAGCCGTCGATCTCTCTGCTATCGCTGATTCTCAACTGCTGAGCACTGCCGAAAAGCATATCTACGCTGATGCGCAGAAAGCGGCCAGCCTGTCAGTTGGTCCCGGGCAGTTGCGCGAGATTAAGCGCGCCGATGCTACCGGTCGCCAGATCAGCACCTTTGAAGGCGATCCCGCCGTCACCTGGGCGCCGTTCCAGTCTGGCAAGCGTCAGGTCACCAGTTTTAACAACCAGGCTTAACGGGAGCTCTGAAGCATGGCTAATTTATCTCTTAACCCGATGGCGACCACGAATGCCGCTGGTTCCTTCGGTGTGCAGTCTGATGGCTTCATTCAGGGTGTTGCTCTGGATGATCCGGCAAACCGCTTTAATCTGGCATCCGGCACCGTCGCCGCCACAGAAACCAAACCGCTTTGGGGCGGCCTGCCGGTAGCCGAGTTGCTGCCCGGCGTGAACTCCAGCCCTCGCGGATCGACCATTCGTCGCGCTGTGTCACTGGCCGAGCTCGAAGGCTTCACCGTCTTCAACCAGGCCCACAACGGGCTTACCACTCCGCAATCACCGGTTCCGCTGTATGCGTCCGGCATGAGCGTTTCATTCTATCGCCTTGGCTCCAACATGCGCGTTCCGCTGAAGGCTTCAGCGCAGGTGGTCGCGCTGGGAACTGCTGGCGCATCAGTGAAAACGCCGCTGGCGTGGGACTTCGTCAATAACCAGGTGACCACCGCAGCCGCGGCGGCTTTTGCCGGTGCTGACATTGCCACGACCGCTGTTACCTACTCGAATGGCGTGGCCACCGCCACCACTGCCTCTGCGCATGGTCTGACTGCTGGCCAGTACGTGAAGATCAGCGACGTAGCTCCGGCTGCCTATAACGGCACCGTCGTTGTGCTGAGCGTACCGAGTACGACAACCTTCACCTATGCGCCTGCCAGCGCGCCGGGCGGCTCCGCGACCACGCAGGGCACTATCGGCGCAGTGGCTCAGGCAGACATCACCCTGCCGGTGAAAGTCATCTCCATCGAGAGTGGGAACTCTAAAACTGTCAGCTATGACAGCGCTACGGGCTTCCTTACCTGGAACAACACCGACAGCTGCGCGCTGGTCTTACTTTAATCGGGAGCTTTAAATGGCTGCAATTACCCCCAGCTACACCATCGTCAACCCGTCGTATATTGCGCCGGAGTTGATTATTGGTTACCAGCAGGCGTCCGGTGCTTTCGAAACCATCGCCAGCGGTAACCCGCAGGTCCGCCTTGGCGTAGGCGACCAGTACGTTTATATGCGCCGCCTGGATATCCGCACCCAGGTGACCTCAAGCCAGTCAGGCAACGCCAACCAGCTGCCGAGCGTGGCGCTCGAGGCGCGCATGATCTCGACTCCAACCTACCTGTTCCGCTGCCGTGGTATCTACGATCACCACGACACCGCGGCGGCCGGTAACTGGAACGTGGCACTGCCAGAAGCGCAGCGTCTCGGCATGCGGCAGGGCATCTTCCAGCAGTTGCGCTCTGCGCTGCTGTACGGCATGAACCCGGCGGGCGGCGAAGGCCTGCTGAACACCGCAGGCGCGACCACCGAAACCCTGCCGGCGGACAGCAGCGGCAATACCACTGTATTGACCTACGACCACGGACAGATGGCGGTCTATCTGCTGGGCCATGTACAGGCCGCGCTGACCCGCACCATGCAGCTGGGTCGCCAGCAGCGCATCGTTATCCTCGGGCCGCAGCGCGTGCTTGGCGCGATGGAGATTCAGCAGATCGTTCAGCTGACCTCTTATCAGCGTCCTGGCGGCGGTACTGATACCGTCGGCGGGACCGTGAAAGAGGTTCTCCGTGGCGCGAATGTCCAGGTTGACTGGGTATATGACGACACGTTGATCGGAGCCGGCGCCGGCGGTACTGACGCGGTGGTTATCACCATCCCGGAAGTGGAAGTGCCGATGGTTAACTCCACCGTGAACACCAACGAATTCGCCAAACTGAGTCCGTCTCTGGCGGCGAATGCCCTGATGTTCACCGACATGGCGGCACCGATGGAAATCCCGACGCCAATCCCCGGGGGCGCTATCGACGTGCTGTCAGAAATGCGCTCTACGGCTGGCTGGGCAGTCCGTCCGGAAGCTATCACCATCCTGTCGATGGCATACAGCTCCTAAAAAGCGAAATTGAGAAGTGCTTAAGCCTCTGCATGGTTCGCTGTGCAGGGGCTTTTTTACGAGGGTAAACAATGAAACTGTTCATCGCCAACACTACCAAGCAGCGCCACATCTTCACTTTCCGCCAGCTGGAAACCGGGCGCCTCCGCCAGATCCCCATTGAGCACGGTTCGCAGATGCAGGTTCTGGATGGTTCGACCGAAGAAGTCGAAGCGGTTATTCAGCATCATCAGGTTTACGGCCTGGTTGACTCAACCAAAATCGACCAGAGCCAGGCATTTGTCGGCCTGTGCTACAGCATCAACAAACCCGTTTCCGCCAGCGTTATTGAGAAAACCATTCGCGATAACGATGGCCATCTGACCCGCGGAGCTCATAACCGCCGGCAGGCATCCGTCGCCGCACTGGATAACACACTGCGCGAAAGTGGTATCGGCTACGAGGGTGACATGGAATTCAGCGCAGAGCAGGCCAAGGGGCGCGATGACCATTCTGACGATCCGACCATCAACGAAAAAATTGTCACGCCGAAAGCCGGGAGCAAGAAGAAATGACCACCAGTCTGTCGGGATTTATCGAATTCGTTCGATCTGATATGGGCATCACCCCCGACCAGGTTCCCGACGACTCGCCGTCTTTTTCTCTCGCCTACGGCGGCGCCGTTGAATGGGTAAACCAGGACATCGCGTGCGTTATGCCGAACATGTACAGCATCGCGGTTTATAACCTTGGGGCGTCGTTTCTCATCAATTACGGGGCAGAGGCTGTGTTCGCCAATTTCCGTAGCCAGTATGGGCTGAATGACTTCAAGGCCGGGGTTATCACGGGAGCAGGGGATAACTCTACCAGCGCACAGCGCCTGGTCCCGGACTTCTTCAAAGACCTGTCGCTGGCAGACCTGCAGATGCTCCAGGACCCGTGGGGCCGTCGCTACCTGATGATCGCTCAGCAGTTCGGGAGCCTGTGGGGTCTGACATGATCACCTTTCATCTTGGTGTAATGGATATCCCCTACGAGGACGAAAACACCACTACGGGGAGCGTAGCGGAAGAGCTGGAAGCGAGGTATCAGATTATGCAGACGTTCTTTGACCGCTACGGCAATGACATTGCTGACCTGATGAGCAAAGACATCGCGCTATCGCTCGAAAACATGTTCGCAGGCGTACCGCCGGCAAAAGACCCGCTCGCTGAGTCAATGTCTAAAGTGCACGATCTGTTTGTTGGCTTCCTTGACAATTGCGAGATGAATGGCCTTCCTGGTGTGCCGACGCGCCGCGCGCTTGAGGGAATATCGAAGCGCTTTAAGAATAAAAAAGGACCACCTCGCCCATCGTTCATTGACACAGGAAAATACCAGGCAACTATGAGAGCCTGGGTAAGCGGGGTGCTGAATGCCTTCCCTGAGTGAGTTACAGAACGCCAAAACCGAGCTTAACGCTACCCTGACGCAGGGTTTGGATGATCTGAGCCGGTTCCAGGTGGTCACGTTCACGAAGTACATCAGAAAGGTGCTTCCGCTCGATGGCTTCGTGTTCTGGGTGAAAGCATCGGTCCTGTCTGACGATCCGAACAATGAGCCGGATACGGTGGATGTGAAGGGCTATCTGCACCTTACGACAGAAACCATTCAGGACGACGAGCAGCTGTACGATCGCAACGTGGTGACGCTCACCGCGCAGGCGGACATCGACCCGTTTAACGACATCGGGTCAGAGGTGCTGTACATCGGCGAGTTTTTTGGCGTGCAGTTCTCGTTCTCCCGGCGTACCGGGCTGAATGAACCGGCGAACCTGTACCACTACACCGGAGAGGCGATTTTCCCGCACATGCGGTCGCAGATCATCAACTCTGCGGATGACATAGACCTCTCTGACGTGGTGGTGTCGAGCTCGTTGCCGATCTGGTTGGCCCTGAATCAGTACATGCCGATGTTCCCGGCGATGCTCTCAACGCAGAACCTTTCTCCGCCCTATGCGACGGTGAAATGCAGCAATACGTCACCGATCGCCGGCGCTTTCTATCTGGACGAGAAGCAAAACCAGTATCAGCTGGTATCGGAAGATGTCACGCTTTCGGTCACCGGCCTGCGTAACGCCAGCATTGAAGACTTTGTGCGGTATGTGCAGGACTACACGACCGGCGATGCCCCGGAGATGGGGATCATGAATATTCCCGTCGTGCAGGATGAGCGAGTCACTCAGAACGAGCTCAACATCATCGCCATGCGTAAGACCATCAAATTCAAAATCAATTATTACCAGCAACGGATGCGTAACTTAGCGCGCCAGCTGATCACGTCTGCAATTCCGTCCATTGACCCGGAGAAATAAGTAAATGGCAATTGTTAATATTAACGTGTCGGTGACGAATCCGCCGAAGCCCTCGCAGTTGTTAAAGTCCGGGGCGATGATTTCTATGGGCGGCACGACGCTGAATGCCGGTGAATATCAGCTGCTGACCAGTGAAACCGACCTGGCCGACATTCTCGCACCGGCGAAGACTATCTCAACGCTCGCCTGGGCTACTGGCGTGGTAACCGTCACCCTGGCTGCCGCACACGGATGGACTAACGGATCACAGGTCCCGGTGATCATCTCCGGAGCGACTCCAGCGGGGTACAATGGTGCCTATACCGCTACGGTGACAGGCACCAACACCTTCACCTATCCGCTGACGACCAACCCCGGCACCGCAACGGCAATGGGTACGGTAAAAACGGTAGTTCAGACCGAAATTTCCCAGATGAATACCTCGTTCTGGGCCCAGGGTAAAACGCGGGCTGTTTATGTGCTGGAGCTGGGTGATGTGGACATGGAGGCGGCTGTCGCAGCGCTGACAACCTTCATCGCTGAAGACGTCTCCCTGGGCAATACCTACCAGAAGTTTTTCTCTTATCTGGTGCCGCGCGAATGGGATTCGGTTGCTGAATTTAAAACCCTGACGGGTCTCTATACCTCGCCGGGCAGCCTGGTTTACTTCTTTGTCACCACAACGATCGCGACCTATCACGATTGGGTCGCGACGGAAAACAAAACTGTCTTTGCCGGCGTCGAGGCTCCTGATATTCCGGCGAGCGAGTTTTCCATGGCCGGCCCGTTCCAGTCATCCCTGGCAAACGACCCGGGGTCGAGCAACATGGTGCCCCCGATGTCGTACCGCTTTATGTACGGCCTGACTGAGTACCCGCTGGAAGGCAACAGCGCACTGCTGAAATCGCTTCAGGACAGCAACATCAACTACATCGGCACCGGCGCCGAAGGTGGACTCAGTAACAAAGTGCTGTTCACCGGCCGCATGCTCGACGGCAACCCGTTCAACTACTGGTATTCGGTGGCATGGACGGCGATCAACCTTGAGCTCGACCTGGCGAATGAAATTATCAACGGCTCCAACACGACCGTTAACCCGCTGTACTACGAGCAGAAGGGCATTGACCGCCTGCAGCGTCGCGCTCTGAAAACCTTGCGTAATGGCATCAGCTACGGGCTGATCCTCGGTCGCGTCATTGACACGCAACTGACGCAGGAAGATTTCAACACCGAGTATGACAAAGGCACGTACGCCGGCAACGCCGTGATCAACGCCGTTCCGTTCAGTAACTACAACAGCCTGAACCCATCCGATTATCAGGAAGGCAAATATAACGGGCTGAGCGCCGTCATGACGCCGCGCCGCGGCTTCGAATCCATCACGTTTAACGTGAACGTAACGAACTTTGTAGGGGCGTAAAAAATGGCGAACCCATTAGTACCGCAGGGCTTTCTTAACCGCGTACGCGGGGCTCTTTCCGTCACGGATACACCGGCGCTGAACGTTTCGGCGTCGTACCTGGCAAAGGACGGCATTAGCCTACGTCCGGATGGCCCAGCGACCGACATCATCCCTACGATGACCGGCACCGTCGGCAGCCAGGCACCGTATCAGCAGGTAACGCTGACTGTGCATCTCCTGAAAACTCAGGGGCTGGGCGAAAGCTACCGGCAGCGCTTTTTAACCGACACGTCGCTGGGTGAAATCGTGGTGACGCCGGATGCCACGACGTTCGGCAATATCACGCTGCTCAACTGCTACCTGGTCAACTTTAACGAGTTGGCTTTCAGCGGGATGGACCCGGCTTTTGTGGTAACCATCAGCGGCTACATGGTAACCAACGACAACATGTGGGTGTAATGCATGAAAATCGACAAGAAACTGAATCTGGTCACCAACATTACCCGCGATGACGGCTCGATCGTCTACCTGCATGTGACGCCGTTTCCCTATGAGGTGGTGGAAGAACACTGCATCCTGCTGGGAAATCTGTTCACCAAATTCATCTCGCAGGTTGGTGGTCTTGGTGCCGCCAGAATCGCAGCGATGATGCTGCGTCAAAGCCTGAAAGCGGAAATCGATAACGGCCGGACAGGCCCGAACATCGTTGATGAAATTCAGCGACTGACGGTCGTTATCCATAACGTCGGCGGCCAGTGGAAAACCACGCCCCTTGAGGTGGCATTCAATCAGGGGATTATCGACCCTGATGAGTATCGCGAGGTCGAAGGCGAAGTGGTTTTTTTTATGGTTTCCTCTGCTATTCAGAAGGCAAACCTGATCGCGCCGACCGTGGGAACGGTGATCAAAATGTACGATGGGCAACTAACCTCATCGAGCGTTACGGCGTTCCGCGATTCGTTGCAGACGTCGAAGCCGGATACCGATACCCCGACCCAGAATGCCCCGCCGGAAACGTCATTTATACCCTCTTAGACTGGGCGTCTAATGAGGGATTCTGGCAGGTGATAAGGGAGATCACCGGCGAGGAGTATGCCAGCCCGGCGCAGTACCGGCAGCGCTACCTCCTCGCCGCGCTCAAAGAAAGAGGTTTCTTCAATGGTAGCTAAGTCGATCGTCGACATTGACGTAAATGACGACAAGTTTGTCGCGTTTATGGAAAGGTTTCGCGAGTACCAGAGCGCGCTGGATGATTTACCGGAAGCCTGGCGGATAGCTGCCGTTGGTATTGGCGAAAGCAGCAAGCAGACCGAAAAAGCCAAAGGTGAGGCGAAGGAGTTAGGCGCGGAGTTTAATGCCGTGGCCGAGGCCATCCTGACCATCAACAGCGGTATCGATCGGCTCAATACCAATCTGGAAGACTCGAAGAAAAAGCAGGACGAATTCAACAAAAGCACCAGATCTGCGAAGGGCTTCCTCAGTGATGCGACGAAAGACGCTAAATCGCTGGCAGGGCATATCAAGGAAGCGACGGCCAGCCTTCTTTCCTGGGGTGGCATTGTCGGGATATTTACCGGCGTCCTGGGCGTTGGCGGCCTGTTTGGCATCAACCGCCTGGCGGCCACCACCGGCGCCCAGCGGTTTACCTCTCTCGGGCTCGGGACGAGCATCGGTGCGCTGGATTCCACCGCCATAAACTACCAGAAAGCGCTGGGTAACCCGGCGGGGACACTGGGCGCTATCCGCGATTCCCAGATGGACCTGTCGAAGCGCTGGACGTTTCAGGCGATGGGGATTAACAATCCCGACCAGGACCCGGCCAAACTGCTCCCGCAGATGATTCGTAATGCGCGCGATATCTTCGTACAGAACGGCAGCACGCTGCAGGGGGCAAACGCCTACGGCCTGACAAACTTCTTTACGCTGGACGACCTGAACCGCTTCAAAAACATGAGCGATGAAGAGATCACCGCCATGGAGAAGCGCGCGCAGCAGGATGCGCGCATGTTGCAAATTACCGACCAGCAGGCTCGCCAGTGGCAGGATTTTAACGTCCAGCTCGACTACAGCAGCCAGAGCATCAGGAACACGTTTGTGCGCGGACTCGGTCCGCTCACGCCGCAGCTGAGCAAGCTGTCTGATGCGCTGGCAGGCGCGATCGATACCGTCCTGAAATCCCCCGAACTCGGCAAGTGGATTGACGCGCTGGCCGGTGGCATTGAGCGGTTCGGTAACTACCTGGCTTCTCCTGCGTTCACAAGTGATGTTGAGTCGTTCATGTCGGGCGTCAAAAAACTGGCGCTGACAATCATGGATGTTATTGGGTTGTTTACGGGTGAGATCAGCATTAGTGATTTTGCCAATAAACACTCAACAATATTGAGTAATGATGTCAAAACTGACTCGAGCGGAAACCACTTCGTAAAAGGTGGTCTCAGTGATCCTGATACTCCAGCTGGAGCGAAATGGCTGACTCGCCACCTTTACAGCTGGAGCGGAACGGCGCCGAAGGAGTATGACCAGTATTTCCTTGATGCAGCCAATAAGTACAACGTCGACCCGCGCTGGCTTAAAGCCATCGCCGCGGGGGAATCTTCATGGGACCAGAATGCGCAAGGGCCTGTTACAAGGTCTGGTAAGCGTGCATTAGGCTTGATGCAAATTATGCCTGATAACTTCCAGCCGGGAGAAAATCCATTTGACCCGCGGGACAACATCATGGCCGGTGCGAGAGTATTTAAAGATGGTCTCGACTGGGCAAGTCGTAATGCTGGCGGCGATTTTGACGAAGCATTGCGTTATTACAATGGTGGAGTCCGCCGCGGAAGTGCAGAAAACATGGCTTATCCCGGCAGGATCAGGGAAAAGTATGCTGAGATGTATGGAGCGCCGAAGAACAATGACGCTTCTGGCGTCGATAGTTCAGAGATTGCCAAAAACACCTCGAAAACTAACCAGCTCCTGCAGCAAATCGTCGATAACCACGGTAATAGCGGTAGGGAGATCGTCGTTTACAACAACACGGGTGGGAACGCCATTGTCTCCGGCGCCCTTCTTAGCGGAGTGCGATAGATATGGGATTCACTCGCGAACTGTATAAGCTGGGTTTTGAAGTCTCGCCGGTGATTCTGTGCAACGGGATTGCGCAGAGCATCCCCGGAGGAATGCTACCCATTGTGGCTTTGACGCAGAGCGCGAGCTTTGTTACAGGGCTCTTGGGCGGCGCATTCAACCTTACTGACCTTGATAAATATTTTTGCCACTGGAAGCCGGTTCAGGGTGGGACGATGGTCGACTACGACATCGCAAAATACCCGTTTGCTAACCAGACCGTTGCCGCTAACGCGCTACTTGCTCAGCCTTTGCGCATTGCGTTGATGATGGATGCGCCGGTAAATGAAAATACTGGAGCGATGACGAAATTCGTCACTCTCAGTGCGCTACAAGCTGTTCTGCAGGCGCATGCAAACCTTGGCGGAACCTATATCGTCGCTACGCCAGCGCTGTTTTATAGCGGCTGTATATTGCGTACGGTTAAGGACATGACCAGTTTTAATGAGGCTGTGCCTCAGCGATCCTGGTTATGGGATTTTGAGCAGCCGCTGGTATCTGAAACAGGGGCCGAGCAGGCGGTTAACAGTTTCCTGAGCAAAATCGACGGAGGAACCCGGCAAACGGATGCATCATGGACAAACACTGTCGCGGCCCTCGGGAATACCTCTCTCGGCGGCACCGTGTCAGGCGCCGCGAATGACATAGTAGGCCTCATCGGTAAGCTGAGCGGGGAGTTTGGCCTATGACGACGGATACCTACACGTTTACCGGCAATGAAAGAGAGAGCGTAGCTTTTACTCCGACGCTGGATGGAACGGTTTATAACTGCCAGGTGAAGTGGAATATCGCGGCGCAACGCTGGTACATCCTGATCACCGACAATTCCGGCAATACCATTCTGAACACCCCCGCAGTGGGCTCTACCAATGGAACCGGCATAAATCTGATAGCTGGCGTTTTCTCCGGAACAACCATGATCTGGCGGGAGCAAAACGGCGTAATTGAGGTGACCAGCTGATGAGGTATTACGATTTCCAGATTTTTGACCAGAAAGGGAAGTTATACCGCCAATACAAAAGCCTTGATGCCTATGGCAATTATAACCCTGGATGCCTGATGGTGGAGTTCGACATTCAGCGATATGGAATGTCCACGCCTATAGGGTCAAGTCTCGTAAGGGTATATGGCGTCAGCATTAAAGAAATGCAGCAGGCAGAGCAAAACATGTTCGGCATGACCATTAAGGGATTTGTCGGTATGTCGAAAGGTTTGCCGCTGGCCAAATCCTCTCAGAGCGGGATGATTCTGGAAGGCATTATTCAGCAACCATTCGGTAACTGGCAGGGGCTCGATCTGTCTCTGGATATGATTATTACGGCTGGGGCTGGCTCAGTGGATAATCCGGCGAACATTACAATGCCGTGGAGCAAGGGTCAAAAACTATCTGTTGCGCTATTTTTTGCGCTTCAACGTGCCTTCCCGGGATACAAAATAAATATCAACATCAGCGACTTGTTGGTTCTGAACTACGATTCCCCGATTTACTGCTCGACCATGCAGCAGCTTGCGTCGAACCTTAAAAACCTTAGCCGTAGCATTATCCGTGATGAGAATTATCTCGGCGTGGAAATGGCCATGTTCCCGGGGAAAGAAATCAGGGTATGGGACAGCGCCGCTACTGAGAAAAAGAAAACCCCCATTCAGCTTGAATTTACCGATCTCGTCGGCCAGCCGGTATGGATTGAATATAACCGGGTGATGATCACCTGCGTAATGAGGGCTGATATTCAGGTGGGGGACTATGTGAGGATGCCTGTAGGCGCAATGGCGGTAACGCAGGCCTCATCATATTCTCAGTATCGCAGTAAAAGCGCCTTTTCCGGCGTGTTCGCTGTGCAGACCTGCAGATGTGTAGGAAACAGCAGGCAGCCAGACGCTGCAAGCTGGGTAACCATCTATGAGGCGTATGTGACGCAGGAGGCCTGATCGTGACTATAAGTCAGCGGCTTAACTTCGCCAAGAGCATGAACAATTTCGCTGAGGTAAAAATTGCCGAAGCGATGGAGCTGGTCGGAAAGATATTGCCTGCAACTGTCGTCAGCCAGTCAGGGAAAATGGTCACAGTCTCGTTCAGTCTGACGAATATCCCATTCACGTTGCCCCAGGTAACCATTCCACTCTTTGGCCCGGAGTATGTGCGCTATCCAATGCAGCCAGGAGATCGGGGAATAGTGATCCCTGCTGATACCTATATCGGCGGAATGAGCGGCCTGGGTGGCGGCGTTGCCGATCTGACTCAGCCGACGAACCTCAGCGCACTGGTTTATCTGCCGATCAGCAATACCGAGTGGCAGGATGTCGACGGACAGGTGGTGACGGTATACGGGCCGGAGGGTGTAACGCTGCGCGACAGCGGCAGCAATACTACTTTTCTCCTGAAGCCTGACAGCATCGCTATTTCCACACCTGACAGCTTCACCGTCACCGTTGGCGGGACAGTTTTCTCGCTGAGCGGTAGCAAATGGAGCCTTTCAGGAGAGGCAGGGCACCTGCAGGATTCAGTGGCCAGTACCAGCCCGGCAATCATGCACGCCGGGTGGCAATCGCTTCTGGCGTGGCTTAACAGCCATGAACACTCAAACGGCAACGATGGAAATGATACCGGGGGGCCGACTTCAACGTTTAACGGGAGTATCACCGAGTGAGAACCTATGGCCGAAACTCTGAGGGGAAGTGGGTCCTGGTGGAAACCGACGAAAATGGGTTTAATGACTCGGTGTATTTAACCACCCTAATCCAGAATCTGAAACTGGCGCCGCAGGAGTCACCCTTTTATGCAAACAACGGAATACCGGCCGCTGGGTCGGTGATCCAGCAAATCCTGCCGACGTATTACGTAAACCGTATTCAAAAACAGTTCAGCCAGTATTTTTCCTCGCTGCAGATTGCACTGATCAGCGACGACCCGCCTGTTTATAACATCTCGGCAATCACAAACGCAGGTTCAAAAATAATTACACAGGTGGCCGTATGAGCGATTTACCAGTCAGCTATACGTCAGCGGGCCCGGTTCCTCTGACGGCAGAAGAGCTACGAGCACAGCTCGTTTCCCAGGCCATTGCGCTATCTCCGGGACTCACAACTGATTTGCCTGGGTCTCTGATTGAAGACGTGGCCAGTACCGATGTTGGCGCGCTCATCGTTTGTGATCAGGCAAGGGTTGACCTGATTAACTCTGTGGGGCCGCTAAAGGCTAACCTCGCCATGCTGGAGCTTCTCGCACAGCAGGCAGGTATCCCGGGCCAGAAAACTGCTGGCACTACCACGGTACCGATTCAGTTTTCCGGCCCGGCTGGGTTTGTCATCCCACAAGGTTTTATTGTTTCTGATGGCACACATACGTATTCCGTTAGTGATGCGACGATAATCTCCTCGTCCGGTGTGTCTGCCGGTGTGTCATGCGAAGGAACGGAGACCGGTGCTTGGGCAGTACCGGCAAATACGGTCAACCAGATAATCACTAGCCTTCCTTCTGACGTCACCATAACCTGCACCAACCCGATCGCCGGCACTCCGGGTGCTGACCAGGAAACGAATTATCAGTTTCGTGATCGAGTATGGCAGGCGCAGATGGCCACAGTTCAGGGATATCCTGGATTTATCCGGCAGTATCTCACCAGCCTTGATAACGTGCAGGCGCGCCTGGTTTCTATCATTCAGGACGGGGATAAGTGGATAGTCATGTGCGCCGGCGGTGATATTTACGATATTGCTGGCGCGCTCTATAAGTCGGCGGGGGATATCAGCCGGCTGAAAGGGTGTTCACTGAACGTAACGGGGATCACGAATGCAAATCCTGGCGTCGTCAGCACAGACCTGACTCATGGCTACACTGACGGACAGGTTATCCGGATCACTGGCGTTACCGGGATGACGGGCATTAATGACGTTCCGCTGACCGTGACGGTACTGTCTCCTCACACGTTTTCCATCGGGATTGACACCACTTCATCCGGGACCTGGGGAGGCGGCGGCGAGGTGACGCCGAACGTCAGAAACAATACCGTGACGGTGAATGACTGGCCTGATAACTACGTGATCCCGTTCGTGACGCCATTGCTGCAGCGTGTCACTGTGACGTATCAGTGGGGGACCGAAAGTGTTAACTACCTGACTGATGCGACGGTCGCCTCTCTGGTCTCTGCTCCTACGATTCAGTATGTGAACGGCATATTCGCCGGGAAACCGCTGAACGTTAACAACCTGAAAGACGCATTCTTACAGGCGATTAACTCGACAATCGACATGGGGCTGATCAGCACTCTAAACGTCGTGGTCACCATCAATGGTGTAATAACGCCACCGGATGCCGGGACGAATATCATCAGCGGCGATAAGTTCAGTTATTTTTATATCGCGTCGGATGGCGTGATCGTAACAGGGGCGTAGCATGCTGGACGATATCATCCGGTCGTATATGTATACGCAATACAACGACGATGACAATCTGCGGGCGTTTTTTACTGCGTATAACTCGATGGCGCAGGGAATTTATGACTGGATGGTTAATGCCAACCTGCCGATTTTCATCGGTGACTACAACACCGGAGACCAGCTCAGATGGATTGCCCATGGCATCTATGGCGTTTTGCCGCCGGTGATTTCCAGCAGCGATCAGCAGGAGATAGGCCCATATAACACTTTCGAATTTAACCAGCTGGCATTCAATGAGTACCGGGTGATTGACCAGTCGAACCAGGTTGTTGTGTCTGATGACCTTTTTAAGCGGATCATGACCTGGAATTTTTACAAGGGGGATGGCTTCTATTTCTCCATCCCATGGATAAAGCGGCGTGTTCTGCGGTTCCTGTTGGGAGTAAATGGCACAGACATCCTCAACGACCAGCGATGGAGTATCTCGATCCAGTTTGTAGATGGCGGTATTGTGATATCCATCTATAAGGGGCGGCGTAGGTTCACGCGCAGCGCCATCTTCAACGCATCGGCCTATAACTCCAGGAAGTACAACCAGAAGGACACGGCCTTTGTGATCACCGAGGATTTCGAGTTCGCCATTTTCTTCAAGCAGGCCATGGATAGCGGCCTGCTGCACATGCCATTTTACCAGTCAGTCACGGTTGAGATATTTGACTAGGTTTTTATCTCGATTATCTATTGTTATATACAAATGTGATTTAACGCACTGACAAATTATATACAGCAAAACTATTGATAAAAACAAAATGGATGACATTTTTATCATATCTATTGGCGGCATTCCTTGCTGAAAAAGAAATCCAAATAAAATAGTAAGCAAGGCGCAAGAAAGGAGTATTAATAAAGTAGATAGCGTTCCTAAAAGTATTTTTAAAATAGCAATAGAAGCATTATTCATAATATTCACCATTTAAAGGCCGCGCTTGCGGTTTTTTATTGCCTAATCCCGGAGGATACATGGCACTAACCCTTTTGGCTACAAACAACGCAGAAAGCACGCTGGCTTCTGCTATCAGCGCAACCGACACGTCGCTGATCGTTAGCGCTGGAACTGGTGCCGAGTTCCCTGATGCTGTGGCAGGCAAGAGCTACTTTAAGCTCACTATCACCGATGCCGCCACTGGCTCACAGGTTGAGATCGTGAACGTAACAGCTAAGGCTGGAGATATCTTCACGATTGAACGCGCGCAAGAAGGAACGCTGGCGCGTGCGTGGGCGGCCAACGACATGGTTGCCAACATGATGACCGCTGACACGCTGAATGTGATCGCTGATTTTGCAAAACAGGCATCTGATTCAGCGGAAGAGGCGCAGGGATATGCACTTAGCGCGTCGGAGTTTGGTGACAATAAATCAACCTTTGCTGATACGGCGGCTGGCCTTGCAGCGACGACGAGCGGGCAATACTTCCGCGTTCCCCAGGGAACAGGTAATGCCCTTGCGTTCCGTTATTACAAAAACAACTCAGGCGTAGCACAAGAGGTTGCTGAGTACCCCGGACAGGGATCTATAACTAATACCATACGCGAATTCCCTACGCTGGCTGCGGCGCAGGCTGATGCAGATGCTGGAAATATTCTGTCTGGCTCTACTGCATTTTACCGCAGCACTGATGATGGCGTGCTCTCCGTAGAGGTGATAAACACCTCAGGGACGATGAAAGAAACGGGGGCGAGAACACCATCGGAGGCAGGGGTTAAAGACAAAATAAATAAATCTTACAGTGATTTGAATGGTAAGATTGGTGAAACCAATGTTTTACTTGGAGAAGTTTCCACACTCCCGTTAACTACGTTTACAAGCATTACTGCCCCGGGTGACACTGTAGTCAATGTCGGGAAAGAATCTGTTTTACGCATTAACTCCCTCTCAGCTGCTGAAACGCCTGATGCCCGCAATCAGAAAAATACGCTGAAGGTAACTGATTTACAAAGTGGTGTAACCACGACAGTTGCTGAATTACTGCCAGCTGAATACTTTGCCGATAATGTTCTTAATTCTCCTTATCACTCTGTTCAACTGGCAAAGTTAAGACCAGCAACAGTTTTGTTTGATGCGACAAATTCAGTTGCCAGAGCAATATTTACCAACGTACCGCTTATCAATACCTACAAATCGATCACTGCTTATGCCGTCATCGACAAGTCTGGTGACTTTATTTCCGGTAATGCCGGTGCGTATGGTACTGATGGTAACTATTGCACGCTGTACACCAACTCTGACAGCTCAACATCAATTCAGCTGACGTTCCCGTACTCTGTTATTACCGGAGCTGGATACGACCTTACTGAGGAAGGGATTAAGAATTATTTCTATAATTCATTCAGTGACGTTAATCTTTATTACAGAAGTACCGATGTTTCGGTAGCTAAAACTGCATATATTGCTAAGTTAAGCGCTGAGCCTGCGACTATTTCTGTAAATGCTTATCTGACTATTGATGCTGACATTCTTTATTACAACGGAGTGTCCAGGCAGGATACTAACAACAATCCGTTTACCCGTTTTGTTACGGATGTGGCAAACGACAGTGCGTCTAATTATAGCGGGCCTATTGAGTTAAAGGTAAGCTTCCCTGAGGGAATGGTATTCGGTCAAAACTGCATTAAAGTATCAGACTCTGCTGGAAACATATTCGACGCTCAGTTCTCTGCGGATGATTTTGTTAACCTTCGTTTTCAATCGAATGAGGGGTATCACCCTGATGGATCGTTCAAGACAGGCTCGGTGTGGATTATTGACTCTGTAGCTGCGGGACAAAAGAAATATTATAACGTCGATGTTTATGGTTATCGCTATGACGATACCGTCTACACTGATGGGCTCGTTCATTATGGGACGTCTGATTCTCTGAAGCGTTACAACATCAAGGTTGGTGACTTATATTATCGCTTTGGCTTTGCTGGCGGAGCATATGGGCTAACGTCTATTGATGCCGCTGAAAATGATGACACTAACAGAATACGCTGCACTCTTAGCCCGCAGCACCGCTATGTGAACGCAGGCGCTCAGGTTATCGAGTATTTCACTGAAAACGTTACGCTGAAAGTTATCAACAGCGGTCCGCTTTTTACCGAGGTTGAACGCATTGGCTACAATGCTGCCAGCGCTGTTTATGCAGCTGGTATTATTAAGGCTATAACTCGTTACCGTATCTTTAAGAACGGCGTGGTCATTGTGAAAAACATGGTTACCGCCCTTCAGGAAATACCGGTAGGGAAGATGTATGGTGCGACCATTGGGTCAAACATCATATATCAGACCGGGGCGACGCCTGTTTATTCGGGGACAGCCGCAGCAGCGATTACCAATGGAAATACCGCAGGAGGCGGTAAATTCTCTTACGTGCCCACCATTGTAAACGGTGATATTCACAGGGACGGAACCTCTGCGGGCCCGACAAGGCCTACCGGCATCACGATGACCAATACCGCTTCGTCTTATACGCTGGGGATAACCACTGGGTGGCAATATTCATCCTTTACCGATTACTCATTACTTAACTGGCCAGTTGAGAAAAACTGGACGTGGTCAATCGAGATTTGGGTGAATGCCAATGAAACAGAAACTGACCCACTGACACTTGCGAAGAAAGTTTATAATCGTCCGGTTGGTTTTGCCCGTGGCGGAGCGCTTCCAAACTTCGCAGTGAAAGAAGCGGAGCGGAAACTGCAGGAGCTGCTTGATGGGGTTGCTGACTTCTGGATGAATGGAGATTCAGCCGGAATTGGCGGTATGGATGTTAATGCTGGACCATATGACGTGAATACCCCGTGGGGATATCTTGCGTATCGTGAACTACAAAAGGCATCCCCAAATATTGCAGCGGTGTGGGCCAGGTTTAAACGGTGCTGGGATGATAACTGGCGCACCACAAATATCGGAACCCGCTATCTTGAGGGAGTTATTAATGTTGCTGATTTTGTCACTCCGGTACTCAAACCATGTGTTTCTGTATATCGTGCAGCTGAGTTTTTGGGTGACACTGCAACAATGGCGGCAATGCAGCCTTATATTAAGTCCTGGGCTGACGCGATGGTAACAGCAGTCGCAGCAAAAGGAGGTGTGCCGAACACCTATACGCCATCTTCAGTCAGTGCCGCCGTGAATATTAATATTTACGGCATGTTACTTGTCGCGCTGGCAATCCACGCCGGGATGGATACTGATGGTTCGTACCAGTCGTGCTATAACACGGTGATGACGAATCTGACCAATAGCAGCACCGTTGGTCGCTATCTGCCAAGCATGCTGGATTCGATGCCAGTCAGCACCTCTCTGGCAAGAAGTCGGTGGTACAACTACGACATGGACCTGGCACCTGAATACCTCATGATGACGGAGTTACTTGGCGGAACGCCCCTGTTTAACAACGTCAACTATGGACTTCAGGGTTTGTGTGGTGATGGGCGGCTGCGGGGGATTGATTTCATTATCTCTGAAAGCCGAAGGGGGATCATTTCGACTCCGGTTAGCGTTGCATTGACAATGATGCTGGTTCGGCGGGTATCGACCGGGAACGCTCTGCTGGCCTGCATTCAGGCATATGAAAAGGATTACCTAACTGATCCGTATTCATCAGGACGTTTCTATGACTTCTCTCCGCGTCTTGCCTCTGGCATACCAACGACAATCTCAAGTCATAACAAGGTTATGATTGAGATGATGGCTGGGTATTTTGTGCATCAGATAGCAAAAGGAAGGGTCATAGCTTAGCCTGGCGCAACGACTGTCGCGGGAATTGATAGCCGTAAGCACTATTGATCTGCCACTCACTTAAAACTACTGTATATAAAAACAGTGTTTATCGGAGGGCAGATCATGCTTAGGCATTCAGACATCGCCGCGGCTTTCCGCGAGTCAGTTTTGCGCAGTTCCAAGGGGTTCCAGTACCTTCACACCCGTGACTTTGTTACCGCGCTGCGCCGGCGCGGCATCCACTTTTCCGAGGTGGAGGCTAACGCCTGGATCGCACGTGAGCAGTCTTATTTCGTCGACAAAACGGCAGAGCACAGCGAAAACCGCCTGTGGATGATGGCCAACATGGGGAGGGTTCTGTAATGGGCTTTCCATCACCCGCGACGGACTACACGGAACAGCGATTAACGGTTAACTCGATCTGCAGTGTTGGGCCAAATACGCGCCTCTTCGAGCGTTCAGGCGGTTACGTTGTGCTGGATATCTCCCTGAAAGCAAGGCAAGGAAGTCAGGTTCTGATCCAGCACGGCGGCGGGACGGAACTTGCCACGCTGAGAGGAAGGTCGCTGATTACCGAAGATGGTGAAGCGATCGAGGGCGAAGCCCTGGACGATGTTACGGTCATCGGGGTCGTGACATTTACTATCTGCGATGTTCGTTCTGATAATTCTATTATTTAACTGGGGTATATATGGCGCTGAAGCTATTAGCCAATAATAACGCAAAGAGTGTGCTCGCTGCGGGTATTAGCGCGTCCGCTACCGTTATTACCGTGGGTACTGGAGCAGGATCTTTATTCCCTTCCCCTGTATCTGGGCAGAGTTATTTCAAATTAACGATAACCGACGCGGCCACGAAATCAATTTCTGAAATTATGCACGTCACGTCTGTATCTGGTGACGTGATGACAGTAATTCGTGGCCAAGAGGGGACCACACCACGCGTATGGTCCACAAACGATATAGTAGCAAACATGATGACCGCCGGCACTCTTAACTACATCCTGGCCAATTTTCAACCCTTAGATGCAACCCTAACGGCTTTGGCCGGGCTGGCAACCGGTGCAAATAAACTCCCTTATTTCACTGGAACTGATACAGCTGCGCAGACTGATTTAACTTCTGTTGGACGTGACATTATCGGTAAAAATACTATTGCTGACATTCTCACATACCTTGGTCTAAAAACAGCGGCGCAAAGAAATGTAGGCGCTGGAGATATTGCAAATATTCCAGACATGTCATTTTTCAGAGCGTGTATGCTCGCAAATGGATACGTGTATCTACCCGTTATCGGTGACGGAGGTGGTGCTCAGACTTTTATGATTCAATGGGGTCAAACATCAGTACCGCCAAATAGTGTGGCGGAATATAATCTTAATGTCGCATTCCCCAACAGTATATTGTTTGCAGTTGGCAACCGATGGTCGGACGGTTCTAACGCATCAATGAACGTTAAACCACTTGGTACACAGCAGATACAGATTCAAAACTGGGCACCGAGTGGGTATGATGAAATGTGCTCATGGCTGGCCATTGGTTACTAAGGATTAAAAATGAAAACAATAACTCATAAATTCGTGAACGGATTGTTTTATCCATCCGGTGTTGATTATCTGTCAATTCCCGATGGTGCAATTGATGTATCTGAAGATGCGTTTACTAAAGCAATGAATCGCCAGCCTGGGGAGTCATTCACTGTAGATAGCGACGGAATAGTAACCATTATCCCTGTTCCCGCCCCAACCCATGAACAACTGATAGCGTTGGCAGAGCAGGAGCGCAGTGCATTGCGAAGCAACGCAGATTCTGAAATTGTATGGCGGCAGGATGCTGTTGATGCGGGAATCGCAACGGATGAAGAAACCTTCGAATTGTCTGAATGGAAAAAATACAGGGTGCTGTTGATGCGTGTTGATACAAGCAAAGCACCCGATATTGAATGGCCTACACCTCCGGTTGAGTAGGCCAGCTAATGATTGGTGCGTTACTGGTATCGACTTTAGTCAGTTTGTACCGGTACCGCTGCCATTCTGTCAGCCGTGGCACATCAGCATCATCAATGCCCCTCAGTCTGAATATCCACTAGCGGGGCGATAATCGAGTCAGTAATGCTGTTTTCTTCTGTTCTGCTATCGTGGCGTCTGCCACGTACTGGGCTTTAGTATCCGTGTCCTACTTGCTACCGTCCCAAAAACCGTATGAGGTGGTAGTGTGGTGGTGTTTTCCGGGTAATTACCAATGACAGAAACAAGTAGTTCAGGTACTGCGGTAAATATAGATAAAAAGCCGCGAAAAGCGGCTTTTTATTACGGTTGCACAGGCCATGCAATATCTGGAGCTTTTGAGATATCAACGCGCATCAGTAGTACCCGATATTTTTTCCATTCAGTTAAAGCAGCGGTTTCTTCTTCCGCCACTAATCCAGCATCGACCGCATCCTGCCTCCACGCGATTTCAGCATCAGTTGCTGCTCGCAGAGCGGATTTTTTTCTGTTCTGCGGCAGCGACGTCAGCAGCATGTTGTGCCGCAGTGTCAGTCACCCACGTCACGCCATGCCACACATCGTGCGGTGTCGATGGCGCAACAGTAACGAACCCGGCGTGAACAGGACCGATATAATCAACGATGCGCGCTCGGGTGAGTTCGACGACTGCCCGGTGATGTGATGGGGCATGGGTGGGGCATGAGAAATCGGTAAAATTCGCCAAATATTGCAAACAA